GGAACAACCGAAACTAGTAATCAGTCCTGAGGCGATGCTCACAGCTATAAGTGAGTGTGAAAAACTACTTGGAAATGTGCGTAAGACTACACTAGGTAGACAGGGCATTAGTGCTGCTGCTTTACTCAAGACTATGATTATCATGGAGTTGTTGAATAGGGAGAATCACCAAGTTACCCGAACTGTGTTGATGAAGAAGATGTGGAGTCACTACCAAAATTCAACAGAGTTCGATGAACTAATGCAGTCCTTCGATGCAACTGGCATGATAGTCACCAGTTCCGTTGGCAATCAAATTCTTTATACCATGCCACCCTCACAAGTTTCAGAACTAAAGATGTTCATGGCTGGTAAGGAGAAGAAGTAATGCCACTAATCACGCCACCTACTGATGAGGAACCCGAACCAGAACCTGAACCAGAGGTAATAACTGACTATGCAACACAGTCATTCAGAAACCGATGGGTTAAGTGGTTCTTGGACTGTCCTAACTGGGTATGCACTATTTGTAAATCAACTAACTGCGGAAGAAACAAATATTGTGCTGGATGCTACGGTCGTAATGGAATTAAGACGACACTTAGACCGGCTGATTATCGAGAAACTACTTACGCGGAATACTACTTTGGAGGGAACGATGAACGGTCACGTAGTTAAGGTGCTGCCAGACAAGAACTTCGGTTTCATCAAAGCGATGGGAAAGGAGTTCTTCTTTCACAGGAGCGATTTTAATGGTCACTGGGAGGACTTGGTTTCTGATTTTCAGAGACAGAATCCTCAAACTATTAAAGTTACCTTTGACGAGGCGGAATCTCTCAAAGGTCCGCGCGCTGCTAATGTCAGGCGAGAAGATTTCCCGAATCAAGCCGTTTGACAAATACGACTGGTTGAAAGTCAAGGATATAGAGCGGTGTCCATACGCTATGTTCACCGCTGAATGTGGATTCTGGTCTAAACGTGATGACCGGAGAATGTTACTGATTGCACTTGACCGATACGCCGACCATTTACAAGGAGTAGATAATGCCAATTGATAAGCCCTATGCCTATCACTATCCCTCGGATGAGGGACTGAAGAAAATTAACGCATTGCGCGAGGGTTTCTCCAATCTGGAGAGACTTATTGTCGAGCATTGCCCTAACTCTCGCCATAAGTCAGTGGCGATTACTCAATTGGAAACTGCTGCTATGTGGGCAATCAAGGCAGTAGTATTCAATGACCCAGATAGTGAGGTGTCAGATGGGACGCCGAAGTAATAGGGTTTGGACTAGAAGGGGTCTGAAAGGTAGACTCAAACATTTCTGGCTGTGGAAACGCCAGGATAAGGCTCAGAAATATCATGGACGAACCAATCGTCCGATTACCACCGACTGATGTATGGAAGGGTAGTTGTCCCGTATGTGGAAAGAATGTATGGGCCAGCTACCTAGTCCATCCTGAATCGGAACACTTAAAAGAGGTCTATCGTTGTCCTCACTGTAAAGAATTTATTTTGAAAGAGAACATCATTCCATTCTAGGAGGACCATGAGAGAAATGCTTCTCTATCTGTCAGGTCCGATTACCCCGCGAAATGGCTATACGTTCGAGCAGAATCGCGAAGTAATCGAACCTATATTCTTTGAATGCATCAGAATGGGTATTCCTGCATTCGCTCCACATTTCCAACCACAAGGCGCGATGATTGGTTATGAAACGTGGATGGAATATGACTTTGCAGTGCTGAAGCGTTGCACTCACATTCTAATGTGCCCGAGATGGCAAGAAAGTCCAGGCGCACTAAGGGAGAGAGCTTTCGCTATTAGTGCTGGAATACAGATTTACGAATCACTAGACCAACTGAAGGAGGAATATGGAAAACTTGGAGAACTTTCTGAAACTTCTGGAAGAAAAGTTTCAAGGAGAGCTAGAAACAAAGACAGGGTGGGGGAGAACAGAGATAATGAACGCCTTCAGGAAAGCAACAGTGAAGGCGCTCATCACTCTGAGGAACATCGAACAGAAGAATCTAACTAGCGACCATACGGGATATCCCACTCCCCAATCCCCTCCATCCCAGGAATAACCTGTTCGATGAATGGGGTTACGGAAGGTTTACTAGCTTGTCCCGTATAAGTCTGAGTTCCACCCCCTAGACCGGAGAATGGTAGGACTAGCGGTATCAGTTCTGGTTCTTCAACTGCTAGTTCTGCCAAATCTCCCGCCATCATAGGCAGGAACATCTGTAGTATCCTGTCCCCCACATAGACCGGAACCTGTTCATTAGCGGCAGCCACATCCCAGAAGAACTTCGCGGTTGGATGTAGCTTATTCGCAAGGAAGTTAATCATAATGTCTTTTCTAGTTTCGGGCTTATAGCCCTTTCCAAAGTCATAGGATTCACCTGACCCTGAACTGGTATATTTACCTCCACCATGACCCATGAGGTTAGTCATTAGGTCTAGGGGAGTAATACCAGATTCAGTCTCAATGGGTAGTTTCATCCAATCTGGCCTCATTCTAGAACCTAGAACTAACCACTGTTGGAAGCCACCACCAGCATCGAATCTAGTGTCACCTATCTTTACCTTACCATAGTCAGCATTATTCGGGTCTTTATTTACTTCAGCTCCGAACATCATTTCAGCTATTGACGCGAAGGTCCACCATGCTCCGATAGTCCGAAGCATAGCCTTAGTGTATTCCTTTCGGATTTGTGGCTGACTCATAATGTAAGTAGCAGGATTCATCATCTTCATTCTTGATGTCAGTAGTTTAGGACTGAATAAGGCATCTGCTAATACCTTACCTGCCCTCTTGAAATCATAGTCCTTAGCACCTACACCAAATCCCTCAGCCTTACTGTAGGTAGGATAGGCTACTTGAACCTTTAGTGGTCCACGACCAGTAGCAACGTTAGTAAACTCAGCTAGTTCTTTAGCTAGAACCTCATTGTGGAATGGGTCCAGCATCTTATTACCATCAGCTATAGCATTAGCCTTACCTGCCTTAACTAGGTCATTAAGAGTATGGACACGTAGTTCATTTAGAAATAGGGTGAAGGCTCTATTACTCGCCTTAATATACCTGCCATAGAGAGGAATCTTTTCGGCCACTTTAGACCGTAGAGCCTCCTCGCGCTTAGTTAATTTACTGCCCATATCAGTCATTTCAACACCCATTCTCTCAGCCCATCCGGGTTTCTTACCCTGTGGTCTAAAGAGTGGGTCTTGTCCTAGTTCTGCCATCCTAGCATTATAGTAGTTGTCACTACCAAATGCCTTGGCCTGATTGAATGCAGCCTTAAACCATCCTCTGGTTCCTACTAGTGGTAGTCCCTGCCTGAACATAGCAGACGTAATGAACGGCGGGTCTACCGACATTAGAGCGCGAGGAAGTTCAAATGCCTCACGCAATGGACTAATTTTTTCGGGGTCTTTTGGTCCCTTTTTACCCTTAGGAGGTTGTGGAACCTCAGATTCTAATATTGGACCACCACCGGGAGGTTGTCCACCACCAGTTTTAGTGAATATGAAGTTTCCTTCACTATCCACATCAGAGAATTCAAAACCTTTCTCCTTTAGAGCTTTTACTCGTTCGGGAGAGGCATGTTGTTGTCGGAGCTTAACCCTAGAAGCTCCTCCTCGAAGTCCTGAATCATCGCCAGGAACATTTCCTGTTCCGGTTGGGGTATTTGCTGACTTAACTCCCGTTCCTGAGAGAATATCTTCTGTAACTGCTGCTCTCCCCCTTGATTCAGTATAGATAGATAGTAGTCTCTGAACTTCTGGACTGTATCCCCCAGACTTTGGGTCTGTAAGTTGTTTCTGAAAGATGTCGGCCCAAGCGAGTCCATTCCGTGTCCCGAATTTGGCATAAATCTCTCCTAGTCTATGGATAAATGGCATTCCATGACCCATATCCAGACCACCTTGTGTAATGGCCTGTTTTAAGTAGGTCTGGAGGTATCTTCCTACTCTTGGGTCATTAAGGTCTGCATCACTAATTGGCGGCACATTCTTGGGGTCCTCTGACCCTACGTGTGCAACCTCGTGCATCGCTGTTACGACAGTATCAAGTGCTGCATCCATAGGAGTAACGTCCATCCTACCTTCAGCAGCAACAACACCGGGAACTTCAGTATGTGCAAATGGATTGATTAGAATTGCAGATGAGGGGTCAGTTTTAGCCGACCTTGGGTCAGGAATATGAATACCATAAATGGTCGGGTCAAGAGTGATACCTACCCTCTTAACCTTAGCTGCCCATTTTGGTCGTTCGGTAGTAGCCAGAATGTCACTAACCATCTGGTTAATAGAGTCGTTCAGACCAACGATTACAGGGTTAGTCTGGAACTCCATTAGTTCTTCAGGAGTAAGCCTATTACCGGGGTCAAACAACACTACTTCCGTGCCAGTCAATGGGTCTTTCTTCATGACAGGCATAGAATCCCATAGTTTAGCCAAATCTATCTTCTTTTGGCTTGCGAATGGATTGATTAGTTTGTCCTTAACAATCTGTTCAATTTCCTTCTGAATACCTTCCTTAATAGACTCCCTCTGGACAGGGAATGGATAGTTATCATGACCCTCAGGAACCTTCGGGTTCATGTCGATAATAATCTGGTCTGGAATACCCTTAGTGGCCTCATCCAGATACATACGATTACTGAACTGATACATTCCATTGTTCAGATAGACCATTTTGACAGAAGAATTCTCACCAAACTTCACATCGTTTGGAACGAGCAACTCTATGCCACTATTCCCACTATCTACATCAGTTTTGAGAATAGACTTATCGTCTACCTTAGTATTCTTGAATTTATTCGCTGTAGGACCATACCCATATGGGTCGGTATCCAGAGTAATATCGAGATTTCGACTGTATTTAAGAATATCATCGACCATATTTCGACCATAGAATGCCTCTTGGTCAGGCTTGAATTTAGTAGTAAACGTAGTTCCAGTAGGCACACTATCGTCAACCACTTCAGTATGAACATCGAAGCCCTGCAACAGTTCTTCAGGTGTTCCATAGAAGGATGAAAGGACTTTCTGTCCGTTAATCTCCTTTACAGTCTCTACATTGAAATGTTCACCACCAAGCATGAATGTAGCCTTGCCTACACCCTTACCGCCGGTAGCACCTTCGTCAGTTACCTTTCCACTTTCATGGAGATTGGTATAAACAGTATAAAGTTCTTCAGGACTCATTCCCTTACCGTTATCACTAATGGTAAGGCTATCTTTTTCTACTCTAATAGAGGTCTTACCAGCCTTACCCATTTTCTTGGTAGCATCGAAGGCATTCTGTAAGCCTTCGCGGACCATGACGGCGGGTAGTGGCTGATTATACCCCTTAGTTAGTTCGTCTGCTGCCTTACGAACATTAACGTCAATTTTGGCCTTACCCTGACCAATCTTAGCCTGTAGTGGTATGTCACCTTTAGCTGCTGCCAAAGGATTCATACCTGTTCGCATAGTCTGTTGTGCAGTTTCTTGAGTAATAGCCCATTCAAGGTCATCAATATTGTCGAAATTACGAGTATCAATTCCTAGTATTCTGGCATCATTTTCAGCCTCTACCCAACGTGGATTCTGATTAGTTCTCATTTCATCTTGAGGCTTAGGAATACGAGAGAATAGTGGACCCTCATCACCCATAACTTGTTCACCAAATTGAGGTGAGTAACCACCTTCAACTGGTTCCCTAGTCATAGGTATATCAGGTGCAAATTCATGTGGCATTTGAGGAGGTG